AGGAACATAATCTAGAATATCAATTTGGATATAATCTTCGGCAGTATCTAGTTTTCTTAGTGGATATCGAAAAACAGACATTATATTTTTTCTAACTATTTAGTCTGATTTTTCCATAAGGAATGGTTCTCATATCATCTAGTTCACTTCTTCTTACAACATGCATTTGTCCTATCACTTCATTCCAAGTATACTGACGCATTTCACCCCAGTGATAGTTGAATCCACGAAATCCCCAAGAGAAGATATCTGTAACTGCTACAAGAGGATGTTCATCGTATTGTATATCTGGTGTTTTGGGTTTATAGATGAATGTATAGTAACTACCACTCTCTGGGATTATCTCACTTTCAGTTAATACTTCTAAAATTTCCAGCATCAAATCATCGGGGTCTTCATTCCCAACTAGATTTGCTACAATTTCATTTACTCTACTCATACATCTAATTCCCTTTCAGTAAGAACTTTAAATTCCCAACCACGATCAGCACAATATTCTTCTGCTGCTTTCCATTTAGATTGATTTTTTGCGTACTCGTAAACTTCTCTGATATACGTTTTATTTTGTCTGGTTGGTTTCTTTGGTGGAGCAGTTTGTCTCTTTGGTTTGATTTCAATCAGAGAACTTTTTATTTTTCCACTCGTATCTTTATATTTGATATAAAAATCTGGAAAGTATCTATGAACTCGATTATCAACTGGAGAGCGATACGGTAACGCTATTTCTTCACTTGCCCATTCTAGTATATTTTCATTTTTGTCGCAGTACACCATAAACTTTCTTTCCCATAAAGAACGATATATGATGTTTGCTGGATTACCTTTATACTTTTTTGGATATGACGGTTGAAATTTTCCTTTATACGACATCTAAATAACTATAACTAAGACTCATATAAGGTATTTAGAGTGTCAATAATACCCCGTAAAATATCAGAAGTTAAGTCACTTCTGACGAATGTTGCACAAACGTCCCATTATGAAGTTAGATTTGGTGGACTTCCATCAGAGTTGATTCGATATCTGGCAGATCGAAGTGTCGGCAGTAGATTTGCAGCAGAGGATGCTGGATTATTGTGTTTCAATGCGATTATCCCAACAGCAAGACTTGCTAGTGGTAATGTGACTGGTAATTATATGGGCATCACTGAGAAGTTTGCTCATACTAAACAGTATAATGAGATTACTCTTGAGTTCTATGTCGATACTAGATATAGAAACCTCAAGTTCATTGAAAGTTGGGTTGATTTCATTGCTTCTGGATCTACTAATCCAATTGGAATTGTAAATGAAAGACCAGCAATATCGGAAAACAATTTAAACTACTTTGTCAGGATGCAATATCCTCAAGAGTATAAGTCAAATCTAACAAAGATTTTTAAATTTGATAGAGACTATCAAACCTTTGTAGAATATAACTTTGTAGGTCTGTATCCATTCCAGATTAATGAGATTCCCATATCATATGAGGGTTCTCAGGTGATGAAAATGTCTGTTCAATTCTATTTCGATAGATTTATTATTGGAAAGGTTGATAGTGTGAATGAACACATCATTGGAAACTATGGTGGAAGAAATCCATTCTTCTTTGAACCAACAAGTTCGACTGGTTTTCCAAATTATTCTACATCAGCTTTTTCTGCTACTGTCGATGCTGAACAAGCGTTTAATACAGATATTGGTGTTGATATTCCAGATATAAACACTAATTTTTAACCAATAAATAATCACACTGAGTGACTCATTATGCCTTTACCAAAAATTGCAACTCCAACATATGAATTGGAAATACCATCAACTAAGAAGAAAATTAAGTATCGTCCATTCCTAGTAAAAGAAGAAAAAATTCTTCTCCTTGCTATGGAGACTAATGACCCTAAAGAGATTGCTGAATCTGTAAAGAATGTAATCAATAACTGTATCATTACTCGTGGTGTGAAAGTAGATAAACTTTCTACTTTTGATATTGAATATTTGTTTCTCAACATTCGTGGTAAGTCTGTTGGTGAAGAAGTTGAGGTAATGGTTACTTGTCCAGATGATGAGGAGACTCAAGTTCCTATGGTGATTAATCTCGATGAGATTAAAGTTGTTAAGGATCCAAAGCATAATAGAGATATTAAACTCGATGATGAATTGACTCTTCGTATGAAGTATCCTTCATTGAATGAATTTGTAAAGAGTAACTTCTCAAACGAAGAAGATATGAGTATTGATGATACCTTTGGTATGATTACTGGATGCATCGAACAAATTTATAATGAAGAGGAATCTTGGGCAAGTTCTGATTCAACACCTAAAGAGTTGAGAGAATTTTTGGAGCAACTTACGTCTACACAATTCAAAGAAATTGAAACTTTCTTTGAGACTATGCCTAAGTTGGCTCATACCATTACGATTAAAAATCCAAAGACTGGTGTTGAGAGTGATGTTACGCTGGAAGGATTAACATCTTTTTTCGCTTAGCGATGGCTCATGAAAGTCTTGAGTCATACTACAAAACTAATTTTTCTTTGATGCAGCATCATAAATACTCATTAACAGAACTAGAAAATATGATGCCTTGGGAACGAGAAATATATGTTACTCTCCTAGCGCAATACATTGAAGAGGAAAACTTAAAAGCACAACAAAATGGCTAGACTGAGCCTGCGATCACTATTTGGGAATAGAGGCACTGCCACCAGAGCACGTTTTTCTGGTGGATCTAGATTAGTACGTCCACAGCAGGCTTTAATAGATCAGCAGAAATTAATACAAGAGAACAATCAGAGCGATATTTCTTTACAAGATCAAATAATAAATCTGCAGACTCAATTAGTCAATATCAATAATGGTCTGACTAATATCTACGGTCTCTTATTGTTGGAATCTGAGGAAGAAAAACTTAGAGTATTATCTGAGCAAAAGAGAATAGCACAAGAAACTAGAAATAATCGTAGAGAAGCATCTGAGGCTGCACTTGAAGGTGTTGGTGATAAAATATCCTCTGCTATAGAAAAACCTGTTCAGAAAGTTCAGAACAAACTTGGTAATATATTTGATCGTATAAAGAATTTCTTCCTTTTATTAGGTGTAGGTTGGTTAGCAAATCAAGGTCTTAAGGCTTTGGAAGCAGCCCGTGATGGGGCAATAGATGAATTAAAGAAAATTAAAGATAATATCATAGATAAAATTACTAAAGCAGTTACTCTAGTTGGTGCTGTTTGGCGAGGGATTAATAGACTTATTAGGTCATTTTTGGGAATAGGTAAATCTATAGGAAAATTACTTATTAAGGGAGCAAGAAAATCTTTTCAACTTTTAGGCAAACTTGCTAAGGTTACTTTTAAGACAATAAGAGCAGGATTTGCTGCAGTTGCTCCTGATTTTGCAAAAAAACTTGGTATTAAGGTTTCAAATAAATTTGCAGCATTAGGTGCTAAGGTATTTGGTAAAAAAATTGGTTCTGAATTGGCAGAGACCGCTGCTCAAAAGACAGGTGTTAAAGTTGGTCAGAGATTTGGTGGTAGAATTTTAGCCGGGTCATTCCCTGTTATAGGATCTGCAGTTGATTTTTATGATGCCGTTAAGGCATATATGCGTGGGAATACAGAAGCTGCTGGAATGTATGCCGCTGGTGGAGTTGCTAATCTTTTCCCTAGTGGATATACTCAGGCTCTTTCAGCAGCATTCACTGTTGGTGCTATTAAGTCTGAGTTTGATGAGGGATACTACTTTGAGCCTGAAAATAAACTTGATCATCTTAACTTCTCAAAAATAAATCAGAAGTTTAAAGATCTAACATTGATGGATATGCCACCAGAAATAGTTTATGTTGAAGATGGACCTAGTGATGGAGTTGGTTCATGGAATCCTGGTGGTGCAGTTGATAGTGGAACAGATGTTCCTGCTATTAGTTCTTCAGATTTAGATAACCAATATACATCTACCGCAAAAAATCTTTTTAATTTGGTGGAGTAATATAAATGAGCGTCAATAAATCAATAGAAGAAAACTTAGAAAATATAAGAAGTTTGATCGTTAAGCGAAAGAAGTTTAATGAGAAACAATTTCGTAAAAGTCTTACTTTAAAAAGAAGGAGAAAAGAGAATACAAGAAGAAGAGCAAATGAAAGTGCTCTTGAAGCTTCCAATCTTGTAAAATCATTCTCTGGTAGAATTGGGTTGACTAAGATCGCTGGTGCAGGAAAGGATCTTTTGGGAAGAATATTGAAGTTTATGGGATATCTTGCCGCAGGATGGTTACTTAATAATCTCCCAACTTTAATTGGTTATGGTCAAGAATTTCTTGCTAGAGCAGAGAAATTTAAAGAAATAGCAGTTAACATATTTGATTCGGTGAAGGGAATATTTACTGGAATGAAGGACCTTATAGTTGCAGCGTTTACGAATTTAAAAGAGTTTGATTTTAATGATTCTCAAGGAAGACTCAATAAGGCATGGGAAGAAATTACCAAAGAGTTTAATAGCATTGCAGGAGAACTTGATGAGAGTGCTAAGTTACTTACAACACCACTTATAGATGAAGAAGGAAAAGGAGCATATAGTGGTCAAGTGATTCCACCTTTTGGAAGTACAGGACCTGATGCTCAAGCAAATACTGGGGATGGAAAAGATGGAACATCATTTGGAGAAGGAACTTACGGTCAAGGAAGACCACCAGATCCTAAACCTGCAGTAATAACAGGTTCTGGTGCAGTTCCTGGAGCAGGATTAGCAATAGAATGGAGAGCTCTTTTAGATGTTATTGCTTTTGCTGAAGGAACTTTTGATCAACCAAACAATGGATATAATACTCACTTTGGTTTTGATCAAACAGAAGATCTGAGTAAGCACCCCAACATAGTAAAAAGAACTCCTGGATATGCTAGTGCTGCCTTTGGTAGGTATCAATTTATGCCTAGAACTTGGATTGGATTAGGTGGTGCCTGTGCTGCTGGTGGAAATATTCCAGAAACCGGTGGTATGAATATGTCGCCTAGTAATCAGGATAAAGGAGCAGTAACTTTGTGTCAACAAAGAGGTGTTACTTTACAAGCATTGAAATCGATGGGATTTAGTAGAGAAATATCTGCTGCACTTTCACCTGAATGGGCATCTATTCCTAATGTTGCTGGTAGAAGTACATATGGTCAACCAGTTAAGAGATATGAAACACTCAAGAACCTTTATGATTCAAAAGTCAAGGCATCACAGACTGCTAAGACACAACCACAATCGACAATGCTTCCCAATCTGCCACCAACTAATACATTGGAAGGGCAGAATTATGGAGCTTCAAGAGATCAAGGTGCAAGAAGACATGCTGGTCAAGACTTTGATGCTGGACCAAATGATACTTTCTATTCTAGAATTGGTGGAAAAGTTGTGAGAATTTTGAAAGATTCTGATGAAGGTTATGGTAATTATGTTGACATTTATAATAAGAAACTGGGTGTAACTGAAAGAATTGCAGAAGGATCTGAGAACTTAGTTAGTGTTGGTGATAAAGTTCAACCAGGAACACCAATTCAGAGAGGTACTCATCAAACAGGAGTATTCCACTATGAGATAAGAAAAGGTGGTAGTGAAAGTTATGGATTTGAAGGAACTATGAATCCACTTAAATATTTGGATACACTTACTCCAGTAAGACAAGGCACAAAAATTATTATGGTGAAAAAATCTCAGATGAATCAACAATCTCCACCAATAGTATCTGAGAGTGGGTTGGATCTTGCAGAAGACAATACTCTTTCTGTGGTAAATAGATTATGGAAACAATTAGTTTTCGATAAATTGCAACAATAATGTCAATACTCAAGTCAATTGTAGAAAAAGCAGAATTATTTTCTGCTCAAGACACTAGTAGAAGTGTAGATATTCGTGCTGGAATTATTGGTATCTCATATTATGAGGATATTCTTTCTCCTACAATCACAGCAAAGGTACACGTTGTAAATGCCTCTGGTGCTATCAAACCTTTTGATGATGCTGGTACATATTCACAATCAATCTATAATGGTCTCCCTCTTCGTGGTGGTGAGAAGTTAGAACTAAAAATATCAGGCAACTCTGTTTCAAATCCAGGACTAGATTTCTCGTTGAAAGCTGAGGATTCTTTATATGTCTCTAGTATAAGTGATGTGATGTCTGAAACTAAGAGAGAAGTATTTACTCTCAATCTAGTTTCAAAAGAAGCATTGATGAACGAAACTAATAGAGTCAAGTTGAGATATACTGGAAATATAAGAGACTCTGTAAATACAATTTTGACTAATGTATTAAAGACTGATAAATTTAACTTTAGTAATTTTGATGAAGTTAAAAATTCATATGATTTTATTGGTAATAATAAAAAACCTTTCTGGGTCATAACTTGGTTAGCATCTAAATGTATTTCAACGATTGCTAATGAGAGTGCTGGATTTGTATTCTTCCAGACAAAGGATGGATTTAGATTTAAATCACTTGATAAGTTGGTTAAAAAGAAACCAAAAGCAACGTATTATTATTCTGAAGTAAGTCTTGCTTATGATAATGAAGAAAGAAAGATCAATAATGATAGAAAGATTTTAACTTATAGTGTAGATAGAAATCAAAATCTGATTGAAAAGTTGAGAATGGGAGCATATTCTAGTGAAAGATATTATTTCAACCCACTTACTTTTGAATCTGTTAAAATTGGATATGACGAAAACTTATATAAGGAAACTGTAAAACATCTGGGATCACCTGAACTAGATTTACCAGTCATTGAAGGACTTGAAAAACCTCTTGGTCAATCACCATCTAGAGTTATTAGTGCTGTCTTAGATGTTGGAGCGAAGGATGCTGCTAGTGAAGATGTAAATAATGATCAGGCAAATTATCAATCACAAAAGTTGATGAGATATAATACCTTGTTTATTCAAACATTATCCATAACAGTTTCTTCAAATACTAATCTGAGAGCAGGTGATGTTATTGAATGTATGTTCCCTAGAATCTCAGATTCAAAGACAGTTGAGTTTGATACTGAAACAAGTGGTCTATATATGATAAAAGAATTATGTCATTATTTTGATACGAAAGGATCGTACACTTCAATGAAATTAGTTAGAGATACATTCGGAATCAATAAAGAGGCAAGAGACGATAATGATTGATAACAATTTTCAGACTAATGTTATTGGTAGAGATGGTTTCTTCTGGTGGGTTGGAAAAGTAGCCCCTCTTGAAGCTCAGGGCAAACAAGTAGAAGGTGGTGGATGGGGAAACCGATTTAAAGTTCGCATTCAAGGTTACCATACACAAGAGTTAGCGGATGAGGATTTACCATGGGCAACAGCACTCATTCCGACTACAGCAGGTTCTGGTCTAGCAAATGTCGCTCAAGGTATTCAGATCAAACCTGGTGATAGAGTTGTTGGTTTCTTTTTAGATGGTGATGATGGACAACAACCAGTAATTACAAATGTATTTCCTGCTCAGGCACAAGTAACACCAGAACCAAGACCAGCTACAGATCCTGTAAATGCTAAGGTGAATGATGATCATACAAATGAACCAAAAAAGACTTCACAACCGACACCACCACTACTTGATATTAATACAGCATTAGCATATGGTCGCTTACCTAGAAGTGAAGCAATAAAAGATCTAGTTCCTCTTGCAAATAACGCACAGAATTCCAAGATTAATAAAGTTAAATCAACTATTGATTGGCTTCTTAAACAACTTCAGAGAGCACAAAATGAAATTTCACAGATAAGTGGTTATATTCGTCAAGCAACAGATAAGATTGTTGTTTTGATGAATGAATATGTTGGAATTTTCATGGGTGAGGTTATAACACAATTGAGAACTGTTCTTAAAGGTGGATTGGAATTGTTATATGATTTGGTTTATAGTTTAACTTTTGCTGCAACTTTAAGTGATCCTATCGCACACGATGCAGGTGTTGCTGCACAGGAAGCAATGCTTGGTCCAGTTAAAGCTTTGGAAGATCAGTTTACTTGTGTTGCTTCTGGTGTGATTAATAGTATTACATCTCAAGTTGAGGATTTAATTTATTCAACATTAGCAGAAGTTGAAAATTTTGTAACTTGTGCTTCTGATCAATTTGTTGGTTCTTTGCTGAATACTATGATTGGTGTTCTTGAGAATCTGATGACTGGTCCTCTTGCTTTGGTTGACAAACTTCTCCAATTCTTTACCGATTTTGATATTGGCAATCTTGCTAGAGGAGTTATTGATGGTATTGTTGGAGCAGCAGTCGCAGCATTTGATTGTAACCAAGGCACAAAGAACTTCCAGGGTATGATTGACCAGTGGATAGTTGGTGCTGGAGCAAAAGCGATTGGACCAGATTCTTATACAGCAATACAAGAACTTGCTGATGCTGCTAATGCTGGGATTGATTTAAATTCAATAACAGAATGCTTTACTGGTCCACCAGCATCAAGTCCACCTACGGTTGAGATATTTGGTGGACCAGGTTCTGGTGCTACTGCAGTTCCTATTTTTGGTAATATTGTTCCTATCGAGAATGAGTCTGAATGTGTTGCACTTGGTAGTGTGATTGGTGTTCAGGTTACGAACGGCGGTTCTGGTTATACTTTCCCACCATTTGTAGAGATTGTAGATAATAGCAATCAGGGATATGGTGGAATTGCTAGGTCCATTATCAATGATAAAGGTGAAGTAGAATCAATCTATATTGTTTCTGAAGGTGAGAATTATTGTGTAGGTGATATAGATGATTATATTATTATTGATGTTATCGTTGAGGATGGTGGAGATGGTTATGAAGATGGAGATATTGTGGTTGATGATAAAGGAAATGAGTATGTAACTCAAGTTGTAAACGGACAAATTAATAGTGTTAAACCTCTAAATAGTGATATTAACCTCACAGATTCTCTACCACTCTTATTTGTTGAAAGTTCAAATGGTAATGGTGCTATATTACGACCATTGCTTGGTAAAGTAAGACTTCCAGAGGGTCTTAATATCTCCATAGATTGCCCAGATTAAAATGTCTGAAAGACCGCAGAATATTTTTAGAAGACAACTAATTAGTTTCAATACTAATTTTAGGATTGATACTGCTAATCCCCAAATGGGTGTCAGTGGAACTGATGTTTATACAATGTATGGCGTCACTGATGATGGAAGCAATCAGTCTTCTATTTCGCTGAGCTCTTCTGGGTTCATGTCCATTCACAATGACCATGTGATTGAGATATGTGCTGGTGAAAAGAACACTGCAAAATCTGAAGATATTGTTTTAATTGGTAAGAATGGAAATATATCCCTCTCTGCTGCTGAGGGTATGGTTAGAATCAGAGCAGAGAATGTTATGATTGAAGCGGATGAAGATATCCAATTCAAGGCAGGAAGAAATATAACGATGAATTCTGGATCAGGTAGAATCCTGATGCAAGGAAACAAGATTGATTATGATGCTCCTACTGGAAATCTGATTGATGATCTTGGAAAAGGATTTACGCAGCAAGTATTTGCTGGTTCCTATGTTGGTGAGGATGTTGTTAGTGATCTTGTTGGTGCTAGTAATCCAATTTTAAATACAGTTTCATCTCTCTTAGGTTTCTAGAATGAGTGATATTCAGGTACACGGTAAGGAAACTTTTTTTAATAAAAGGGTAACCTTTTATGATAATGTCTTTATGGCAAATGGATTCACCTCAGATGGTGATTCTATTTTTAATGGAGATATAATTTCTAATGGTGAATTTGATATTGAAGGTGATATCGAGATTAATGGTAACCTAGAAGTTATTGGAATTTCAACCTTTTATGGTGATGTTAATATAGATGATCTCACAGTAGATAATCTTTTGGTTAAAGAGTTATTTACTGTAGGACTTGCAACAACTGGTACACATTTATTTCAACTAGATTTTGATAAAGATTTATTAGCTTTTGGAACCACTGGTATTGGAAGTACTTTTATAACTGCACATGCCATAGACAAAACATTAATAATTGATGGACAGGTTGGTATTAATTCAGATTCTCCTGAACAACTACTGGATGTAATAGGTAGTGTTAAAATTGATGAGTTTATCTATGACTCAGCAAATTCTCCTGGTGTGAACGGTGCATTTTTGAATCGTGATCAATTTGGTATTCGTTGGGTTACATTTGAACCAGCATTCTCTGAAGGTATTTTTGTTCAGGATGAGGGTCAGTATATACCCCTTGTAGGTGCTGCACAGTCTTTTACTGTATTTAACTATGTGCAGAGTAATAGTTTAGGTGTTGGTACAGATACATGTATTCCAATACCTGATCCATCTAACCCTATTGAAATTGCTAGAATACAAACACAAGATTTGTGGGGGTATAATGATTCTGGTAACATTTACAGAATGACCAATGTTGGAATTAATAGAAATAATCCAGGATTTGCATTAGATGTAAATGGAACTCTAAATGTTGATGGTGCTACGACACTCAATAATACTTTAGATGTTGATAATGCTACAACACTTAATAGTACTTTAGAAGTAGATGGAACAACAGAACTGAATAATTCTTTGATTGATATAAATCAGGAAACAGGAGAAGCAGGGAAAGATTATCGTTTATCATCTGTTGGTACAGGTGTATCTTGGAGACCATCTGGTGTAGAAACAGAAAATACCATTTGGGTATCAAAAGATGGTGATGACTCTAATAGTGGATTACTGGAAGGTGATGCTAAAGCAACGGTAGGAGCAGCAGCTTCTATTGCTCAACCTGGTGACACGATTAAGATTCGTCCTGGAAGATATATTGAGAACAATCCAGTGGGACTTAATAGAGATGTTTCTATTACTGGAGAAGATTTAAGACTCGTCACAATCGAACCACAAAATCAAGATAAAGATGTTTTTTGGGTTAGAAGAGGGTGTTTAATTGAGAATTTAAACTTTGCAGGAGCAACTGTTGGTGTTCAACATGGTCCTATTGCTGGTGCTGTTGCGTTCCCAATAACAGGAGTAAATGCTGCTAGTGGATTTACAGATGTTGGTCCAGCAACAGCAGGACCGACGAATAGATGGAGATCTCCATATATTAGGAACTGTACCAACTTCATGACTGGAAGTATTGGTATGAGAATTAATGGAGATGATGCAACAGCATCAATTCCTGGTGCAGATATTAAATCAATGGTTTGTGATTCATTTACCCAGTATAATGAGGCAGGTATTGGTGTATCTTTAACTAATAATGCTTATGCACAGTTAGTTTCTATCTTTACAATTAACTGTGATATTGGAATTTATGCTGATACTGGTGGGCAATGTGATTTAACAAACTCCAACTCATCCTTTGGTAACTTTGGATTAGTTGCTGATGGTTTGGGTGCAATAGATTATACTGGAAGAGTTAATGTTGATCAAATAGCAGAACTCGATGTTGTTGTTGCTGTAGGACTTAGTGATTCTAGTAATAATTTCAGAAGACCTTATGATGGTCAGGCATTATGGTTTAAAATTGATTTGGATAATTATCCAGACGCAGTTGGTTCTGGTAGAATTGCTGATCCATTAGAAAGACTACAATCTATCCGAGTAGATAATCCTGGATCAGGATTTAGTCAAGAAAGTCCTCCAAGTGTTATTATTCGTGATGCTGATGGTGAACTGACTCCAAAAGGACCACAGGGTATTATTGCTGAGGCTGATGCTACTATTGATGCTGATGGAAGAATTGTAGAAATTGATGTTATAAACTCTGGAAGAAATTACTTAGCAACACAGAATATAGTTGTTGATATTGATGGTGATACTACGCTTGCTACTGCAATAATGGAACCTATCTATTTTACGGTTCTAGAAGCAACAGAACCAGTAGCTGCTACTGGTATCACAACAATTACATTTAATGAATTCATTCCATTTGAATTATTTGCTAATGATCCAATGGAACTGAGAAGGATTAGCAGAATTCTCACATCTTCTCATTCTTTTGAATATATTGGTACGGGCACTCTAATAAATAGTTCACTACCATTCCAGGGTGGAGTTCCAATTAAGGAAAATGAAGTTGTTGCTCGTAATGGAGCACAAATTCCATTTACAAGCACCGATCAAAAAGGAAACTTTGATATTGGTGATGGTCTTCAAATTGATCAAACAGCTTCTATTATCCGAGGTAGAGACTTTAGTAGATCAATTCAAGCAGAAGTTACACCACTCATACTTGCGCTGAGATAATATGGCAATCGCACCACTTAATAAATTTTTAACAGTAGCAGTACCAGTTGCTCCAGGAGAACAGACCGTTTATAAAACTCCTACTGGTGTATCTGCTATTGTTCTTTATGCATCAGTTTCTAATGTTGGTGCTGCAACCACATATCCAACTGTTACATTCACTCATAGAAGAACAAGTACTTCGACAAAGACTTCAGGAAATATTAGAAATATTCGTGTTATAAAAGATGTAGAAGTTCCACCTAATGATTCACTTGTCATCATTGATGGAAGACTTGTACTAGAAAAGACTGCGATTGTACAAGATTCAGTTGTTATTGAAGGAATACAATCTGGTGTAGGAACTATTACAAACGTAGATTATGATAATCAATCTGGAATAGCAACAGTCAGAACACTATCGCCACATGGTTTTAGTGTAAATGATGAAATTACAATGAATAATATCAAATTTGATTGTGGTGGATATAGTGGTGGTATTACAACATCATTCTTCCCAACTCCACAAAGATCATTCACTGTTACTGCAATTGATGATATAGAAAAGTTTCAAGTTGATGCTGGTGTTGTTAATAATATTCCACACACTTATCAACCAGCAGATCATAATTTCATTAAATCTGAAGCAAATTCCATAACAGTTACAACTGGAGTTGGTGGACCGTTTACACCAACTGGTGGATCATATGTTCCTGATACTGGTATCCTAACACTTAGTTTTGATGCTGCTCATGGATTATCGAATGGAAATGAAATACAAATAACAGATAATTCACTTTCATTCACTTGCAGTATGGATAAACATAGATCTGTTCATACTTATCCTAGACCTACAGATCCTGCCTCTGGTCAAGATTTGGTGGTAGCTAATGTAACAGCAAATACTTTTACTGTTGATGTTGGTATTTCTTCAAGTGGCGGTCAAATTGCTCCATTACAAATGGAATTTATCATGAGTATTCTGGAGAATAGCACATCATAATAAAGTATGGCTAAGTATATTAGTGGGAGAGTAAAAAGAACTCCTCAAGACAAATTAACTGAAGATAGATATAATTTTCTTGGTCTAGATCAAGCAGAACCCAATTTGGGTGATCCAGAGAGTGAATCACCTCCACCTGGACAACAATATCAAATTGTATCTCTTAAATCTAATCCTGGAAAAAGATACTGGGTAGAGATTGCAGGTGGAGTTATTCCTTCTGGAATTTCTGTATTTGATGATGGCACACTGGTTGGTGTAGCGAATAGTACTACCCAACTTAATTTTACTGGTTCTGGTGTAACTGCTATTGGAAGTGATCCTGGAGTAGCAGCTACGGTTAGATTCTTTGCTCCTGGTTCTACTAGAGGATTGTTATTTAATGATAATGGTAATTTTAATACAACTGATACAATAATTTTTGACAATATCAACAATAGACTTGGTATTGGTTCTACATCTCCAGAAACAAAACTAGATGTAAATGGTGATATAAAATTATTAGGTACGATTTATGATAGTAATAATTTTGAGGGTGGTCAAGGGGAGATTCTAGTCAAGAGTGCTACTGGCGGTCTTGTATGGGAGCAACAAGCAGATATTGTTGTCGGTGCTGGTGGAACTATATTTGAGGTTCAATTTCATAATACTGCTGGAGCCTTAGGTGGAGCAGATAAGTTAGTATATCGCAGTGATACTGATAGGGTTGGTATTGGAAGTACTATTCCAACAAAACAATTGGATGTTTTGGGTGATTCATTCTTTAGGGGTGATGTAGAAGTAACTCAAGAAATTACGGCAGGAGCACTTGAATTAGAAGGATATATTAAAGATATTCATGGAAATGTTGGAACAGCGTCTTCTTTATTAGTATCAACAGGTGTTGGTGTAAGTTGGATTGATTCTAGTGATGTTCTTACTGGTGGTGGAAAAACAGTTTCTATTTCACCAAACCCACCACAAAATCCAGATTATGCTGACTTATGGTGGGATAATGATGATGGACCATTACTAATCTTTTATGATGGTGCTTGGGTTCAGGTTTCTCAAGGTCCAGCTGGTCTCCAAGGACTCACTGGTACTCAAGGTGCTACTGGTCTCCAAGGAACTGGTCTCCAAGGAACTACTGGTGCTCAAGGTATTCAAGGTATTCAAGGCATTCAGGGTATCCAAGGTATCCAAGGTATTCAGGGTATCCAAGGTCAAGATGCATCATCCATTGCTGCACAGGGTACTCAAGGTCTTCAAGGTATTCAAGGTCAAGATGCGTCAGCCATTGCTGCACAGGGCACTCAAGGTCGTCAGGGTACTCAAGGTCGTCAGGGTATTCAAGGTCTTCAGGGTGATGGTACTCAAGGAACTGGTGGTGCTCAAGGAACACAGGGTCGTCAGGGTATAACAGGAACTGGTACTCAAGGAACTACTGGTGCTCAAGGAACAGATGGAACAGATGGTGTAGGTAATCAGGGTACTACAGGAACTCAGGGCACTCAAGGTCGTCAGGGTATAACAGGAACTGGTACTCAAGGAACTGGTGGTGCTCAGGGTACTCAGGGTACTCAAGGTCGTCAGGGTATTCAGGGTCGTCAGGGTATTGCAGGAGGAGGTGGTAGTCAAGGAACTACTGGTGCTCAAGGAACACAAGGTCGTCAGGGTATAACAGGAGCTGGTACTCAAGGTGCTACTGGTGCTCCGGGAACAGCAGGTAGTGCAGGTAGTTTAGGATTCCGTTCACTTGGACCTAGCCCTAACCAAAACTTAACTCCTTCACCACCAGCAACTTTAGTAGCAAGTGATAATGGTAAGATTGTAAATATTGATGCTAACTGGAGAATTATCGTTCCACCAAACGTATTCTCTGCTGGTGATACTATAACTATTATTAACACAGATGCAAATACTTCTAACGGAACATATAGAAGGGACATTGATGCTGGTACTGGTGTAACTTTGATTTATGCTTCAACTGATCTAGAGCAAGATATGTTCCTAGTTCAAAATGGTATTGCTACCATACTCTGTATCGCTAGCAACACATTCTTAGTTTCTGGTACAGGATTGGCATAATGGCTGGAGCATTACAATCACAATATTTTTTACCTTTTACTCATCAGCAACCTGATGTGCCTAGACCTGAAGAGGTTTTGGTGTATTATTCTTCTGATAATCTGAGAGGATTGTGGTCAGCCTGGAGTGGAAGATGGCAGGAGGCCGGTGCTCCATCAACAGCAACTACATCTTATGGTGAAGGTGGAATTTTACAAACTCTTGCTATAAACAGGAGATTTGACTGGAATGCTGGTGGTGGTGATGATAGAAATGGTGCTGTAAATAATTTTAATTGGGGTTTAGGTGGAAGAGATTTTTATATTGGTATTGCTACAGATTCTGGTGGAAGACATTTAACTTTTGACAGTGCGTTAGGATTTGATTGGTCAACTGCTGGAGCTAATGATGGATTACCTAGTACGTTAACTCCAGCAAATAGTGGTGGAAATGATATTGAAGCATATCCAGGATCATATCCTCTTAGTTATGGTTTATGGTTTAAATATAAAAAATCGGGGAATGGCAGCAGTTCTTCTAGACAACCAATTGGTAATCTAGCAAGTTCTAATCCACCTTCAGGAGAAGTTAAAGTTGGATGGTATATTGATGATAGTGATAGTAAGTTAAGGGCAGTGCGTAGAGATAGTAGTGGTAATTTTACTGTTGCAAAAATATTTAATTTTGTCTTCTCAGAAGAAACGCTTTATTCTCTGGTTTTAACAATGTCAACTAGTGGTAATATGAAATTGTATGTTGATGGAACTTTAAGAGACTCATATACGGAGAGTAATACTATTAATGAAGTTGGTTATGTTATAGGTAATTGGCAATTTGGTGGTTCAACTGATGCTGGATATACCACAGCAACTTTTTGTGGTAGGTGGTATAAATCCGTTTGGTGGAAAATTGAATTATCTTCTACTGAAGTTAGTACATTTCATGATAATGGGTCTAAATCTCCAGCCATATGGGCTGGAACTTGAACTATAAATATTTAAAAAGCTAGATAATGGCGCAATTCGATTTTCCATCAAATCCAGCATTAAACGAACTTTACACTGCTAATGGTGTTACCTGGAAGTGGAATGGTACTTATTGGGTTAGATTTTCTGATAGTACAGGTTTACAAGGTCTTCAGGGTATCCAAGGCATTCAGGGTATTCAAGGTCTTCAAGGAACACAAGGTATTCAGGGTATTCAAGGAATAACTGGTACTCAAGGTACTGACGGCATTCAAGGTGCTGATGGTACTCAAGGTGGTGGTGGTTCTCAAGGTACTACTGGCACTCAAGGAGCACAAGGTCGTCAGGGTACTATTGGAGACGTAGGTTCTCAAGGCACTCAGGGTATCCAAGGTCTTCAAGGTGAGAGTGTTCAGGGTACTCAAGGTCTTCAAGGTGATGGTGTTCAGGGTACTCAAGGTCGTCAGGGTATTCAAGGACTTCAAGGTGAAGGTACTCAAGGTGGTGGTGGTGCTCAAGGAACACAAGGTCGTCAGGGTATTCAGGGTCTTCAGGGTGATGGTGTCCAAGGTGGTGGTGGTGCTCAAGGAGCAACTGGAACTCAAGGTATTCAAGGTCTTCAGGGTGAAGGTACCCAAGGTGGTGGTGGTGCTCAAGGAACACAAGGTCGTCAGGGTATTCAGGGTCTCCAAGGAACACAAGGTCGTCAGGGTATCCAAGGTATTCAAGGAATACAAGGTATCACTGGTGCACAAGGCGCTACAGGTACTCAAGGTACTGCTGGTATAAATGGTACTCAAGGAACTGATGGATCTGCGGCTGGTGTTGATCTAAAACAATATTCTGATGATATTCAAACAGAACGCAGTTGTAGTGAACCAATTGCTGTGACAGTAGTTGGTTCAACAGCAACTATAGGTATTGGTTCTACAAGTAATGCTTATGGTAGAAAATATATTCAAACAGCAGAACCAACAACTGATGTTTGTGATGGTGATGTTTGGTATGATTTATCGGGTGCTAGTCCATTTATAGCTGGTATGATCATGATGTTCTCTGGAACTGCAGCACCAGCTGGGTGGGCATTTTGTGATGGAACTAATGGAACTCCAGACCTAAGAAATAGGTTTGTAGTGGCATCAAATGATATGAACAAAACAGGAACCACTACACAGGCAGGTCCTCTTCTTAATCGTACTACTGGTGGATTGGGTCTTCTTAGTAACTCAACCTATGAACCTGGTGATATTGGTGGTGAAAGTGGTCACCAACTGGATATCGATGAACTTGCAGCTCACAATCACTCCTTATCCAATCAGATTCAAGGTGGTGGTAGTTCTGTTGGAGGCGGAGGAAGCAATACAGTGCAAACCACCACCGGTAATACAGGTGGAGATAAGTTCCACGAAAACAGACCACCATATTATGCTCTTGCCTTCATTATGAAGATCTAACATATATACTAAAAAATACTAGAAATGGGTATTAAAGTACGTCACGATGGTCAATGGGTAGAGACTGGAGGAGGAGTTGATTTTACTAATGATGCAATAATTTCTGGTACATATACCTTTCAAGGTGGAGTTAATATGCAAAACCTTCTCACAGAGGAGGTCAATATAACTGCTGGTAAATTGAGTGGCAACACAAACATCGATCTTGAAAATGGGATGATTCATCTCTTCACTACAACAGAGACCACTACATCAACACCAAATATTAGATACAATGCTTCTACTTCTCTAAATTCTAAAATGAGTATTGGTCAGTCTATTGTTGTTACTTTGATTACAACTGCTGCTGCCGCTGCTTTTTCAGCAAACATCACTATTGATGGTACAGCTGTAACAGAAAATTGGATTGGAGGTTCTGCTCCTACTGCTGGTGGTAGTAGTGGGGTTGATGTACACTCATTTACCATTATTAAAACAGCAAATGCAACCTTCACTGTCATTGGGATGCATATCACAACCTCTTGAGGAAAGTAAGTAATGAGAGAACTTTATAGAAAAGAATCCCCACTCAACTCATTTCTTGGGATGGGTGGAGGAGCATCACGTTTTATTATGGGTATGCATTCAGGTATTGATTACTGGATTGCAGAATTTGGTTCTAGTACATTACAAGACAGAGGAAGAAAAGTAAAAGTAGATAATGCAGGCAATGTTTATATGGGTGGGTATAGTAACACTTACAATTCTAGTAACGGTAACAAGGTACATACAGGTTTTATTGTTAAGTATGATAAAACTGGTGTGCTTCAGTGGCAACGTACTTTGAGTCAACCAGGTATAACATCAGGTGGGGTTTATCTATTCGACATATCAATAGATAGTTCAGGTAATGTTTATGTTTGTGGGACAGATGAAGTCCGCAGAAATTTTGTTGCTAAGTATAACAACTCTGGTGTGATTCAATGGCAACGCACTATGAATGGAAACGCACTTGGAGATTATTATGGTAATGAACTATACGGCATAGGTACAGATAGTTCGGGTAATGTGTATGCCGCAGGAAAGGCGCGTAATATGGCAGTTAATAGTACAATTCTCATAAAATACAATTCTTCTGGTACTCTTCAGTTTCAACGCTCTGTGGGTGTTAACTGGAGACACCAAATTAGGGATGCAGCAATAGATAGTTCGGGAAATTTTTATATTGTTGGCTATGGGGGAAACAGGGCAAACGGTTCATCATTCGATGGAATATTTGTCGCAAAAGTTAATTCCTCTGGCGTTGTTCAGTGGGAACAGACACTTGGTGGTGATACTAATACTACTAATACGGAAACCGGTGAAGGTATAACAGTGGATAGTTCAGGTAACATTTATGTTATTGGGTATGGTTATACAGGTACAGTTGCTAGTCGGAGAATGATAATTGCAAAATATAATAACTCTGGTGTGATTCAATGGCAACGCACTTTAAATGGAACCTCATTTGGCGAGATAGGAGAAGATGTGGCAGTAGATTCCTCTGGTAATGTTTATGTTTGTGGATTTTTTGACACAAATGGCACTTCTGTTTCTCGGGGTAATGATGCTATTATCGCAAAATACAATTCTTCTGGCACTCTTCAATGGCAACGTACTTTGGCTAATTCCCAGTATGGTAAGATAGATGAGGCATATGGTATAACAGTAGATAATAAGGGTACTGTTTATGTTACTGGTATGACTGAAACCAATGTAGTCAGTGTCTTCGATGTTAAATCGCTCGCTTTTATTGCAAAACTTCCTACAGATGGATCTTTAACAGGAACATACGGTCGTTGGACATACGCGGCCAGTTCTTTTACTTCTGCAACTTCTACATACGCTACTGCTTCAAGAGCAATGGCCTCAACAGCATTATCATTGAATGCAGCTACGGGGGCAATGACTGATTCTGCCGGCAGTTTCTCTTCTTCCACCATTACCTTGTAACTTGTTAAACTGGCACACACCCCTTGACGCTCTGGGTCTGGTGCCCTATAATATGGGGGTAATCAAGGGAAAACCCAATGAACACCGCAGAATACGTTGAAGGCATTGTTATCGACATCTGCTCCCGCTCCTTTATGCTTCTTAGCGATCAAGGAGATGAAAAGATTGTTGAATGCGATACAGTAGATCAATTCATGAATGTTCTTGAGGTTGTTACTGCTAATATGACTGAAGATCAAATTGAATACGCAGACCTTGCTACCATTGACTAAATAGATCACTTATGAAAATCTACACAGTGGAAGAGTGGCAAGAAAATTGGGAAGATCTTCTCTCCAGAGTTCAAAATGGAGAGAGGATAGGTGTAGAAAACGAGAACGGAAATAGAGCAGTAATGATACCATCTGATGATGAATTACTTCGAATATACACAGATCACGACGAAGCAAACTAATTCATTATCGGGGAGTGTCGCATAAAGGTTAATGCGCCCTGCTTATAACGGGGTCATCCGGGTTCAATTCCCGGCATTCCTATCGCTCCATTAGCAATCTGGTGAATGCAGCGAACTCATAATTCGCCTGAGGCGTGTTCGATCCACGCATGGAGCACCTTGCCCGCTTAGTCCAACGGCAGAGACAGAAGACTTAAAATCTTTCCAGTGCCGGTTCGAATCCGGCAGCGGGTATTAAAATAAATAAGATTAAACGGAAGAGTTTATGTCTTACAAATATAAAATCTCATCTAATTACTGTTGGTATGGGTATGACCTTAATGGTAATACCAAACTAGTTAGAATGTATTTTATAGAAGGTATTCCATTTACATATGATGAATTGGAAGATGGTCAAACTGTTGATCAAGATATGTCGGATGAAGCGAGAAAGAATAGAAAATATAGTGTTCACGAATTGTATAATTATTCATTCTATTTGGTTGACGAACAGGCACATCCATGCTTGTTTGATCTAGATTTGCAAAATCCAGAGGACATGCCTAAAGACATCGATTACATTTGTGGGGAAGATTTATCACCATAAATAAAACATAGAAATAATATAGAAGCAAAAATACGATGCCTCTGAATAAGTTAGACAATTTTATTAAGAACGTAGAAGGTAGGATACTGTACGTTAACCCTGATGATTTAGACTCTACAGATTCTATTATTAAT